GGCTTCCTGTCAGTTGCAACTAAAAACTCTGGTTCACTCTGCGTGTTCAAACGTGTGTTCGCTTTGGTGGGGTTGGTTTTGTAATGCGTTGCTGGTTTTGTTGGTGTTTCTTGCTCTGGAATGTCTGCGAGTTTTCCTGCTGTTTTGGCATTGACGTATCGTGCTCCTGCTCTTGAGTTGCAGCTTCTGCATAGCACTCGGCAGTTGTCGATTGTGTTGGCGTCGATGGGGTTGGTGAAGGTGTCTACTGGCCTGATGTGGTCTATTGTGTTGGCTTCGTTGCCACAGATTGCACAGTGGTTGTCGTGTTCCAGCAGTTGTTTGCGGATGGCCTTGAAGGTGGAGTGGTTGCGGGCTTGTGTGTTGTGTGCGGTCATGGTTTCCTTTGTGTTGTTTCTAGCGCCCTTGGCTACGCCTGCGGTTGCTTTCGTGTGTGTGTCGGTCTCGGTTGTTTGTGCCCCCCACATTTCACAGCTGTTCGCTGTTGGCTGCCGGACTGTTTAGGGTGGAACACCAATCGCCTTTTGTGTAGTTAGGGAACTCTGCACTGGCGACTTATCCCAACAACCTTTCAGGTAAGTCATCTCGGGTGATTGGGCGCGCCAGCTCTACTCACGTTTCCGTGCTTTATACCAACACAGTGCAATCCCGTATGTGGCCTTGGTCGTATTCAGTTGTGTCATCTGTTTAGTCTTTGCGTACGCCTTGAAGGATGGCAATGCCGATGGATATTAGCAGGGCGTACCATGCCAGTATCAGCATTGGGAGAGCCTTTGAGCTATGAACGTGAGGTCTGATGGTCTCCAAAGGTAGCACTCAGCGTGGGGGTGCAGGATGCGCATCCAAGTGTGCTGGGCGTCTGAGGCTCGGCCTTTCTCAGTTTTGAGTTCAGCAAACACCAAACCTTTCTGTTCGTGGCACATCACAAGGTCGGGGAAACCTGCAGCTCCTGTTGTGATGTAACGCCCCGTGCGTGTCATCGAAGGCTGTGAGTGATGCACTGACCAGCCGTATTGAAACGCGAGCGATTTGACCTGTGCAAGGAATGACGCCTCACTGATGGGAATCATTTGCCACGGCCCAGCAGGTAGCCACACCAGAACACTGCACCAATTAGGACAACTTGAGTAAACAGGTCAGCCATCAGAATGGTTCCTCTGGTGTGTCGTATTGTGGCGCTGGTGTCTCACCCGATTTGAGGGTGTCAATGTAAGCACTGGCTTCCCGTTTTGTCATGGCCTGCAAGTTTGCTGGTGGCAATTTAGAAAGGCTCTTGCACACGGCACGAATCATGTTCTGCTGTTTCTCGCTTGCAAGGTTGCTGTTCTCAGTGATTTGAGTGTCACCCTGCATCCTGACTACCTTGCCCATTTCCTCACGGCTCGGGCGCTTGTTGAAGTCAGAGCCTGACAGTCCAGCATTTGCTAGTGCACGGCCCACAGCTCCTGTTTCACAGTTCTCTAGATGGCTCGTTTTGTTCACGTTGCCTTGCCCGCGTACTTCCTCAGCCCAACCAGTAGCAATAATTTCGCCCTCAAGCCACAGCTCGCATTTGAACACAGCGACATCGCTGAGGTAGTGCACAAGGTCAGTGATGACCCGGGCATCAGGGTGTGCTTTTAGGAAGCGGTCAAGCCTGCTGGCTACTGGTTCGTAATCGTCAAGGTTAAAAGCCACGGGCGTGTTCTTTCTCTAGGCGGTCAAGTTCCGCATTGCAGTAGGCAAGCGCTGCTTTTAGCACAATGATTTCTTGCTCACGGGCATAGAGAAGGTCTGCCACGTCATCGTTGTGGGTGTACTCGCTCATAATTTTACTGCTTCTTCAAGAATAATTTGTAGTTCTTTTTGTTCCGTTTTGTTCATTAACAATGAATACGGCAGCATCATCCCTAGCAATTTTGTACAAGTTCTTTTCCACATGTCACGGTGTGCGCGTAGGCGTTCAATCTCATCGACTGCTTCAAGAACATGGCGATAAGACAAATACTCATCGTTTACATTTTTGCGTAGTCGGGTCACAATGTCATCACTCATTAGTTTGCTTAACAGTGCTGATGTAGGTAATGCCTTTAGAAGCGCCAGAAGTGTTAAGCGATGGGTGCCACGCTTGGCGGTTTTGCTCAGCAATAGTAGGCAGTGAGTGCAGAAGCCCGACAACCTCAAGCACAAGGCTGGACTCTTTAAAGCGCAGCTCTATAGCAAGTTGGTTGCTTAGGTTCATTAGTTTGGCGATTAGTTCACCTGTTGATGTATCCATTTGTTTCCTTTGTTATTTTCCTGAGGTTGCTCGCCAGTGACCTAGGCCGCCATTGCGATATAAATACTGTGCCACCTTGACATTGCACTTAGCGGTAAGCAGTGCCTTTATTACATCTTGTTTCTTACAGACTGCCCGTGTCACACTAACCCAACTTCCCTGAATTTGAAGTAACCCGACATCTGGGCGACCATTTGAACGGATGGCGGAAAGGCTTTTTTCATTACAACGACTTTCGCGATAAGCAATTTTGCTCATCACAGGAACAACTTTGGCTGGGAAATATTCCCGCATTAGTGGTTCCCATTTAGGGCATGAGTTAGCAGCTGCACTTGCGTGGGCTGGGGTGGATAGGGCCAGAATGAGGGCTAATGCCATGATGCGTTTCAGGTCTTTTCTACTTCTGTAGGCGGTGACCAAGTCAAATAAGGGGCTAGCCGTGTGGCTACCGTGACTCTGATATGTTCACCTGTTTTCAAATCCGTGAAGATTTGAACCAGTGTTAGCTTGTCCCTAGAGACTAATGGCAGGTATCCCCATGTGGGTATCATTTGTCTCTCCTGATGTCGTTCATCATTTTCATGTAGAGCCAGCAGAAGCACCATCCCATGATGAAACTGATTACAAATTGGGTGTCGCTCATGCGTCGTAAGCCTCATCTGTCAGGAGACGTTGTATCTCATCTGGGAACAAAACAAAGCCCCTAGAAGGGTTGTCGGAGCCTGCAGCAAAGTCTCGTTTGCGAAGCCATTCGCGGTTCAATCGAAGGAAGTTTTTCAGTCGTGGCACTGAGACAAGAATGAATGAGCCGGGGGCCAGACGGTAAGCCCACCATTGTGCTGTGGTCACATTGATACCAGAGTCCTGCCAGTCACGCCCTGCGGGCTTCTGCTGGGTTTCTACAGCCATTCTGCCATTGCGATACCTGTCGGATTTGACTTCAATCTGGGAGCCTTGCACAGCGTCAAAGAACTCAACCAGTTCAGCCTCGCCAGCCCTGCCGTAGGCCATATCGACCTTGAAATCGTAGGCTGGTAGATAGCCATTGGTTAGTTTTGTCATGTTTCCTGACTTTCTGCTATTTGAGTAGCGGTGATTACTTTACACATCTGGCGATGTCAGTGGTGGATTCCCAATGGAAACAAAGAACCCACCACCTAGCCCCAGCATCGCTCAAACAATGGCTGGGAGTCCTTACGGCAGTACAGGTGGCTTGTCGCCACAGACGTATTGCCAGTGCCAAGCTTCAAACTCTGGTGATTTGGGGTCTGAGCCTTGAAGGTAAAAACCATACTTGGGTGCGTTGGCGCACAGCCAGTCAAAGCATTTGCCACCCATCGAAACGAGCGCACCATCTTTGTCGTAGCCCACATCAATTGCCAAGCCAAAGCCGTGGTTTGATGTGCCCGGCACTCCGCTGGGTGATTTGCCCGGCTTTAGGTACCAAGTTTTTCCTTCGTATTTGCGCGTCACCTGAGGATTACGGCCCAAGTCTTTGAGGCTGTAACGGTCATTGAACATTGCTAGTTGCCTGTCAAATGGGCGGTAGTCGCCAACATTGCGGAGCTTGTAACCAGCGGTCAGACAATCGGCGTAAAGCTTATTGAATGCAGCTGCTGCACCTGTCCACATTTCGCCACCTGTCTTGACCTTTTTTAGCATTGCTGGGGTCAGGTTGCCGTTGCCAACTTTGGCGACTTCGGCAGGTAGAACCATTTTCTTGTATGGGTAAACCTTGGTCATGGCTGTGGGTCTTTGGGTTTGTCTTTGAGGCCGTTAGATGCCAACAAAGATGACAAAGCACCACTAATGAACAGCACCATTGGGGTAAGTAAGTCCCACGCTTTGCCGTCTGACTCGGCCATTTTTTCAGGCTGTACGACAAACAAAAGGCCGTAGAGCAATGTAAAGATTGAGCCAATAAATGCTATGGATATTGCCATGCCGACAAGGAATATAAGACGTGCTTTTATTTCCTCGTTGGTCATTCTTTTTTCTAGTTTCATTGGCATTTCCTTTCAAGTATCCCGTGGGTAGTTCCGGCGGTTTCGCAGTTGTGGCGTACACGGTCTGAGCAGGCTGTAAGCGGTAACAAAACAACTAATAGAATTAGGGTTTTTCGGGTCATGCTGTTCCTATGTCCTCAACTACTAGCAAATGTGCTACGCCACCAGCAGCGTTACCAGTGATTGTCCCTGAAACTAGTTGCCATGTGACTTGAATGGTTTGTGAACCAGCCGTAAATGTTTGAACATTGAAACCCGTCAAAATGTCAAACGAACCGCTAACGCCTGTGTAGTCAATAACTCTGTTAGTACTGCCAGAGTAACTAACAATCAAACGACCAGAACCTGAACAGGCTGAAATTATTACCATAGATACTTTGTAGTTTCGGCCAGCAACAGCAGTAAAAGTTGCAGTAAGTCCAACAAGGTTGCCAGCAGTAATAGTGTTGGTTGTTGATGTTGTGACTGCCATAACTCCACGAGGGAAGTTGTTTTGCTGTGCAGCAGTGAGGATTGCCCCACTGACAAAGGTTGTGTTTGGTGTAATTGCCATGTTGTGTCTCCTTTAGAAACTTAGAAGGTTGTTATCGAGCGTTCCGAAAATTGTGTCATCCAAAACAAAGTAGGCGTTGCCATCTGTGGACTCGAAAGTGTATGAAATGACATGATTGCCAGGTGTGATTGTATGGTTCACGCCTGAAACAATCAAGGTTTGACTATTGCTCGAAGGTGTTCCCGTAACAAAATTCTTTACTACAGTGCAGATGTTTGTCAGGTCAAGGCTTAGAGCAATGTTTTGCTGGGCTGTGGTCATGGCTGAAAGTTGTGTTTGTAGCCCGTTGAAACGAAGGATTGGGTTCTGGTATCGGCCCAAAAGGTAATTGCCTAGCCCTGCAACTTCTGTGGTGGTGCTGTTGAGAAGGTCTAAAAGGCTGTATTGCTGGGCTTGATATTGGGCAATGGATGTGGCGTTGCTGGTCGTTTGTAGGGCTCCTGCAGGGCTTTGGGTTGTTATAAAATTATAAAGTAATTCGTCACCATAAAGATTTTGCAGGCTATTGAACGGCAACCCTGTCCCGTCGCCGTTGAAAGTAGCACCCGACACAGGGTTCAAAACACTAGACCTGCTCTTGAAGGTTAGGGTTCCGTTAGCAGACATGAACAGGTAGCCCTGCTCTGATGTGTTGATTTGCTGGAGATAGTTGAGACAGTTTGTATCTTGTGCAATAGCAAAGGCACCCAACGTGGATGAACCTGTATCAATGGCGCGGGCACCTTGATAATTGATTTCGCTGTAATTCAAAACAGTATTGATTCGTGTGCCAGTTGATTCAACGGATGGTGAGGCAACAGCGTTGATGAGTTGGTTTGAAAGCACTGTGAAGTTGTCGGCGCATTGAACGGTGGCTGTGTCATTGAAGCCAAGGTCGTAATTGATATCCCAATCTGTGACAAGACCTGTGTAGATAGGTATGCCGTTGGCAAGGATTTGAACTGGCAAACGTGGGACAACACCAGTCTGCTGTGTGGCTCCGCCTATCCAATAGGGCGATGACTGGTTCAACGGGTCAAATATGCGTTCTTTATTCCAAAGGTTTATTTGAGCACTTCCACAATTGAACTCATCAAGTTGGCGTGAACGCCCGCGAGTGATTGACACAGACTGCACATAGGTAGTGACGTCAGCGAACTGAATGCCACCCAAAGTTCCACGGCCTGCTGTATCTAGTACGCCATAAAAAGCGTCATCGAGTTGAAACGGTTGCCCGTAACCAACGGTGGTTTGAAACCCAATCAGAACTTGCAGAACAGGCTGGCTCATGCGGAAACAAACACTTGACCAGAAAGACGCTCTGCAGCCTTTATTGCTTCAATAATTTGACGGCCCACAGTGGCTGGGTTGCTGACCAGTCCTGCGTTCACAGTGATTTGGTAGGTCTTGGCTTGCTTCAATGCGTTCTGGGCGTTTGTAACGTTGCCACCAAAGAAGGAACCTGCAGCGACATCGCCAAGAGATTGACCTGCCGTAGCAATATCTGCCAGCCCTTGATTGAGAGCGCCAAGGGTGAGTGAACCTGTCCCGGCAACCATTTCGCTAGTGACCTGAGCGCCAGCGACAGGGCCAAGGTTCAGCAGCTGCGAAAGACCATCCTGTGTCAGTCCACGGGTGGTAAGTGTTTGAAGGTTGGTAGCGAACTCTTTGGCTTTAGCAATTTGGTCTGCAAAGGCTTGCCCGTAACTTGAAGTGCTACGGATTTTCTGAGCGCTCGTGACGTTGTTCTCAGCATCTGCCACACGCTGAAGCGCTTGTGCGTAGGCATCGGCATCTTCTGTGGGACTCAATTTTGCAAGGTCAGCGTATGCATCCTTGCGGGCCTGCAAAGCATCAGCGACATCAAACTCTGCATCTGTCTGGGTTCTGAAAGCATCAGAAAGAGAAACAAAACTTTTGATGGAATCGCGCGTGGAATTAGCAAAATCTGTCAGTTGCTGTTTTGCGTCTTTTAGATTCCGTGCGACACCTTTGACGGCTGCGCCTACTCTGTCTCGAAGTGTGTCAGCGTGGTCTTTGGCTGCTTTCTTTGCTGCTTTTTGTTTTGTTTCCAATTCGGCAAGTTCGTCTGCAGTGAGCACCAAACTGTTGTTGAATTTCTTTGTCAGAAACTCATCCATAAGTCGAAATTGGGCAGAGGTATTAGTAATTGATTTTCCTGCATCGTCTGCTGCGCCTGCAACTAGGTCAAGCAAACTGGCAACTGTTTTGAGTCCTTTGATGCCTTGGCCTACTGGACTAACTTTTTCAAAAAGAAAACCAAAAGCATTAGTCAGTTTATTTGACTTACCCTCAGTTCCTGAAACCTCAGTCGTTATCTTGCCCATTATGGTTGCCAAATCCGTGGCAACTGGCAAAAGGGTAGAACCAATGCTGGCGGAAAGGTCTTGAAGTTGTGCGTTCAGAGTTTTGGTTTTGTTAGCCAAACCCCCAGAAGTGCGTTCAAAATCGCCTTGGGCAACAGAAGTTTGGGCAAGGATTTCAGCCTGTGTTGCAAGAATCTTTTGCTGAGAAGTAAGAGCCCCAACCCCTTTGTAAATGCCCAAAGTGCTTGCACGTTGTTTCAATGTGTTTTCGTTTAGGAGAACACCATATTTGCGGATGGGTTCAGACTCTCCGCGCAATGCAGCGCCAATAGCTGTGATGGCTTCCTCTGGAGAAGTATTGCTGAATGAAGCTAAATCGGAAGCAAGAACGGTGAAATCAGTTGAAAACTTGACAAGTTCACCAGCGCTAAGACCTGCAGCTTTTCCAAAAATGGCAAAACTGGTGGCAGCGTCTAGAGCCTGTTGCTGTGATTGTCCAAAGGCAGATGATGCAGTTTTGGCAAAGGCTTCAACAGATTGCGCTGATGCACCAAAGATTTGTTTGTTTTTGCTTAGGGTTTCCTGCAAGTCGGAAGCAGCAGTAATGCTTGATTTTACGCCTTGAATCAAAAGGCTAGATGCAACCCCTACGCCTACATAACTTTTGGCAAGGGATTTGAGCGACATTTGAGCGCTCTTGACGCCCTTATCGTTGTAGGTGGTAACTACTGGAAGTGTTACTGCAGCCATTCTTATCTCGCTTTCACTTCACGGTTTACGCGCAAGATTACATCCTGAACAATGCCGTGCACTGCGACTGTCAATTCAGGGAGATGTTCTTCACCGCCGGGCCACATATAACGCGACGAACCTTTGCGACCTTTGCGCTCACCAGAGCGATGCGGTACATCTTCAGCTGCAAGGTTATCAATGAATGGGGATGTGCCACCGCGAGCGCCTGCAGTGTCGTAGATAGCACCTGCTGGGTTATTCTGGATGATGCTGAACATTGAGTAAGCCTTGAGGCCCATGCGGGCTTTGCGCTTTGGGCCACCAAGTTTGAAACGGATGCCTCGAAGGATGAGTTGCCTATCCCAGCGGGTTGCTCCGCCTCTGCCTTTGATGAGTTCGCCATCAGTAATTCGGGAAGGCCCAGAGTTATTGAATGGGGTGAGGTCTGAGTCAATGAACTTGATGTAGTCCTTGATTGACTTGATTGTGGGTGCAGCTTGTTTTCGGATTTGGCGGTTCATTTCTTTCACATAATCAGGTTCAAGTTTCTTCAACGTCTTGAGTGTCTGCTCAAGTCCTTGAATCTTCATCTGTGATTGAATGTTTGCCATTACTTTTGTCTGTCTTGAAGGGCTTGGCTGAGGGTGCTGATGAGGGTTATCGGCATCTCTTTGAGGTCTTGCCATGGAATCCCCTGAAGGATTAGTCCGGCAACGACTCCGTGGATGCCGTCTCGCCAAAAGGGATGCGTTCAACCCTGTACGAAACACCTTTCACTTCTGAACGGTATTTCTCTATGTTGCTGACGTGTCCATTTTGTTTCATGGATAAGTAACTCAAGGTCACTAGGTATTCCATAGATAGGTTTTCATCTACTGCTTTGATGATTGAAACGGTGTGCAGCTTCTCAAACTCAATGAGGCTGGCAACCGATAGGGCGATTTCATGTTCGCTCCCATCGACCAGCACGGTGGCGATGTGGAGTTCAAACATTAGACGATTGGTGCAGTGTAAAGACCACCGTTGAAGGTGATGGCACCGACAGTGGCAAGGTCGCCAACAGCGCCTGTTACAGGGCGATATTCCGACATGAGGGCACCAGTGATGGTGAAGTTCGGGTTCGTCGCTCCAGTGGCCTGTGAGTCGTGTTTGACGGTCACTGTGGTGGCAACGCCAACAAGAGCAGTCAAAGTTGCATGAACTTTAGTAGCTGCAAAGTCTTGGTTGAACGAGATTGTCACAGTGTTGTTCTGCAAGCCACCAACAAACTGATGTCCATTGACACTGGTTGCTGACATGGCAGTGGATTCGACTGAATCAACAGCCTGAACCAGTTCCACGTTTGTGACGTATGAAGTTAGGTCGATTGAGTTCACAGTTACTTGAACATCTTTGAGTACGAAAATAGCCATGACTATTCAGCCTCTGCTTTCTTGGTTGTTTTGGTGGTTGGTTCGATATGGCCCGCATTGACGAGAGCCTCAATCGATGAGCCTTGCAGCTCATCATCGGTGATTGTGTCGCCAGACGATTTGCCTGCGACAAGTTCAGATATGACTTTGTAAGTTGCCATGTGTTCCTTATGGGTATGCCACCCACGGCACCGTGACGGTGTACGCGGGTAGTTCTTGATTGCCTACGGTATAAACCGTGGGGGTGGCGTCTGTTGCTGAGGTCGCATCGATAACCATGTCCATGGTGTCTAGGAGCGCTATGAGGGCGTCTAGGTTGCCGGGTGGGGGCATCAACACATTGACAGGGAAAGAAAGCAACAACTGATTTGTGGTTGAACGGGTTACTTGTGGAGGGTCAATAATGACGGACAGCGGGCGAGCATTACGGGAGTCAGAGACAACCACAATGCCAGCAGTTTCAAGCGTTGAAACCAGCCGAAGGCGGGCATCATTTGTACGGCCCATTATGCAACCTGTGCTCGGTTACAACCCCAGAGCCTGAGAATGTCACCCATGGCAACAGGGTTGTTTCCTGATGCCAGAGTTTCATAGGACTGGAATGAATCTCCGCCAGCAGAACCGCGTGAACGGTACAGCTGTGCAGCCATCATTGTTGTGCCGAGTTTTACGTCAGCACTCGGTGCCGTCGCGAGCACATCGGAAAAATATCCCGCAGCGCGCCTACGACGGAACGCGAGCGCGTTGGCTGCATCCGTGCATACAGTAACGAAGGCTGTGTCATTGGCGGTGGCTGGCGATACGCCCAAGAATGACAGCACCGAGGCATTGTCAGTCCAAAGGCAAACGCTGGTGTAGGTAATTGTTGCAGTGTTGGGAGCTGTGTCCCGTTGCACGTCACTGCCAGCGTCAAAGTAGATGACTTGGTTCTCGCGGAAAACATTCCAATCAAACTCCAAGTCACCTTCTGGGCCGACACCTATGAACTCGTAAGGCTCGGTGGACACAACTGTGAAGTTGCCATCCATGCCGTCGCCCACATTGGCGACTGTTATCGCCTGCCCCATGAGAATCTCATTTGGTAGGAAGGTTTGCAAAACAATGACGTCTTGTAGACGTTCGCGGAATGCAATTGATAAAACAGTCACGGCAGTGGGTTCCCTAGTTCGTCGTTATCAGACGAATGCAGCCTTGATGCTCTTGCTTGGGTCAATGACCTTTGCAGCAAAGTAGCCACGGAATGCAATTTGGCGTGAAAGCTGTGAAGGCTGTTCAACGCTGATGGCACCCTTTTGCTGTTCCCAGCATTCAATTCCTGTTGGGTCCATAATAACCATGTCAGTAGCGCCGAGGTTGCGGTCTACGACAAGGCGAAGACCAAAAGCTACAGCAGAATCTGAGCCGGGTGTCATGGTGCCGTATGCGTTCATCGGCCCTACCTGTGGGAACAGTGGGCGGTCTGAACCGTCTACAAGTTGTCCAAGGTACTGGAAAATGTTTGGAGACACAGCAAGGGCTGATGGAAGGTTTCCATTTGAACCTGTGAGGATGTCTGCAGCTGCTTGGTACATCCAGCGAACCCATTCAGCAGGGTCAGTGATTGATGCGTTTGTGAAGTTGTTGCTGTTGGTTGTACCAGTTACAAGCTCTGAACAAGCGAGAAGGTCGGTACGGTCTGCATAGACGCGAGCCATGTCATCTAACAAAGCGCCGAGAACTTCTGGCGAACTCCAGTCCATTGAAGCTTCTGACAGTTCAACGTATCCACCTTGGATTGTCTTGGTGATTTGCACGTCATCTACAACGAAAGCCGAAGCGGTGATGGTGGTGTTTTGCGTTGCTGTTCCGATGCTGTTGTGTGTTGTTACGACAGGACGGATGAAAATGGCACCAGCTTGAGGCATGGCACGAACGCCTGTTGCATCGACTAGAGGCCTTCTTGACTGGAAATTATTATAGATAGGGGCCACGATGGGAGTCGGGACAATGCCGGGCAAATCAGAAGTAACCACGTCTGGAGCTGCAGCGCGAATGTTGTCATTCAGCTGTGCGAAGTCGTGACCACCGCGAACAAACGAGGCGATGTATTCAGCAGCTGACGGGAGTTTGAACTCACGCTTTGGGCCTGCAAAAATAAGTTGGGTAGGGACAGCAGCCTCAACTGTGTCTGGGGTTTCTTGTGTTGCCACTTCTGGTTCCTCCTCGGAATCTGTTGGGGTGGGGTCTTGGGTTTCTGGGGCTTCTGCTGCAACTGCAACTTTGGCACCCTCGAAGGCACCGAACGGAAGCAATGAAAGCTCTGTCCAGTTGCCTGCTTTGACGACCATTGTGCTTCCTTCGAAGCTGTAGTCGGTGGGTTCTACGCCAACGGAAACTGAATCATAGAACTGACCGGGGCCAGCCTGAAGGAGCGTCTCATTTGCGAGATTGGTGTCATATAGCGATGCCGAAAATAGCATCGCGTCTGGGGTGGATACTCGTTCACTGACCATGCCGAGTGGCTTGGTCATGTCGTGTCCGAGAATAAACTTAGGGTTTGCACCGTCTGTGGGAAGTGAGCCGGGAAGGAACTTCACGCGCTGACCACCTGAGACAACTGCCTCAACATTCCATGGGATTGCGACACCTTCAACAACGCGTCGTGGCGTACCGTCTGGGTCTGCAGCATTGATGCTGAACAGTTGGGCTTGCAGTTCTATTTTCAAGAGTTGCTCATTTCATTTGTGTCGGGGCTTGACATCGTTGAAGTGTCATCGCCCTCTGAGATGTATTGCGAAGTGTCAAGACGGACTTCACGCCCACGGGGTAGTGCATAGGCACTGAGCGTCTCACCAATGCAGTCAATCACAGGCTTGGCTGCAAACTGATACAAATCCTGCCGAGATTGCTGTGCATTGCTGTAGGTCATGCCAGTCACGGGTGCGCCGACAAGGTACTGAGGGATGTTGCAAAGGTTTGCAAGTTCAGTCATCTGATGGGTACGAGCTTCAACGAGCTGCAACTTCGACGGGTCGGATGAGAACTCTGTCCATGTCACTGATGAGTTGAGTGCGCCAATCGCATTGCGACGGCGAGCCTGCGACCATGCTGAACACAGTTCGCCAAGTTCCTCTGAACTCATAGGCTCTGAACCATTGGTTTGCTGGAGATACCCAGCAGTAATTTCGTTAGAAGCAAAGCGCATGGCTGCAGTGTCAAGACGGTTTGAAATCTCAATCGCCCGAGCACCCATGGAAAGCATTCCCTGAACTGGAGAAAGAAACTGGATGATGTCGTTCGTGATGAGGGGTTGGCCTTGGAATGTCAGTTGGTTTGACTTGCCGTACCACAACGGCCCGGGCATATCGTCGCTTTGTACGTCTGCAGCTGGTAACCACTGGAATGAAAGTGGCAGGCCAGTTGCCTGACTGCGTGAAGTGATAGCCCAAAATGCTCGCCCGTGAAAGAGGATGTCATCAGCAGTCCATGCAAGAATGAACTGTCGTGTCACATTGTTGTCGGGCCGTGACATCCAACTTTCACCGGGCAAATGTATTTCTTCGTATTCGTCACCAGTCCACTGGTACGCATACTGCTGGAAAGGCAATGAGGAGACAAGCGAGACAATCAAGTCGCGCGCTCTGGAAATCGTAGGGATGAGGATTGCCTGCTGACGCGCCCATGAACCTGTGTACATCATGAAGTCGCTGGTGCCCGCCACGCCTGCAGCAGCCTTTATCGGCTCAGAAGCGAAAGCTGGTTTTGTTGTGCGAGTGAAAATCCCCATCACGCGGAGTCTTACACAAACAAGTTGCAAATGCAACTATCCTCGAGAATTACTCCGAAAATGCAAAACTGACTGTCTTTGTAATTTTGGGTTTGCCCTCTTGGGCGATGGCCCACACAGCTGCACGAACCAGTTCAATTGGCCCGGGAGAACGTGACGAACTAATCGCCATGATGCCGTTGTGCTTTACAAGCACTGCCCTGTTCATTTGCTCAATAAATATTGACTCTCCTGTGTGCCTGACCTGTCCTGATTGAATCATCGAACGAACCAACGTTGTCCAGCGCTGCAGCTCACGAGTCCCGACAAGGGTGGCGTTGCCACGCACATTGGCAGGCAGATGAAGGTCAAGGCTGGCACCAATGGCAAGAGTTAGCCGGGGGTTTTCTTTTCGGCATTGTTCAACAGATGCCCACAGTTCCCGAAGGTTATCCACAATGAACTCCACAGTGACCAGCACCTGCTCGCCCTTGGTCACAGCTCGCACACCCACGAAACGATGGTCGTCTTGTGATGCTTCTATCGCCAATACACCATTTGGCGGGAGATTGCAAGCATCCCCATTGTTTTCCATCAACCCAATATCAAGCCATGATTTGTGGCCTGTAATCCACAGGTTGCAAGACGCTCGAAAGAAGCTTGCCATGTTCGGTGAATGTGACTCTTCCTCAATGGTGGACATTTCGAGCAGTGTTCCCAACGCTGGGTTTGCATACGCCCACGCCTCTGGGGTCATTGGGTCGATGTTGCTCGGTGGGCTGTACTCAGCAAAATACATTTTGGATTTAGTGCCCACAGCAATCTCAGCCATTCCGCGTTCCCTCATCCGTTTCATAACGTGCGACTCCTCAGTGCCAGCCGTAGACCAGCAAGACAGCAACGGGTCGCGCCTAGCTCGCATAGTAGGAATCAAAGCATCATCCACAGCAAGAGTGCTGCAGTCATACAACTCGTCAATGACCACAAGGTCACAAGACAAACCCATACCTGCAGAAGGTGTTGCAGCTCTAACAAGCCACCGGGTGCCGTCAGGCATAGTCAAACCCTGACGCCCATAAGACTGCACAAGTTTCGCCCCAAACTTTTCCTGCAACAAAGGAGCAGTGGCATTGAACAATTCAGAAGCCAAGTCAAGACGGTGAGCCGTAGTCAAAACAGTCTGAGGCGTACCCCTGAGCATTGGCATACGAACCAGCCACCACATAACCAAAACTTTCAAAGCAAAAGACTTGCCATTCTGGCGGGCCACACTCACAAGCGACCTAGAGAACATCATCCGCCCAGCATCAGGATGCCCATCAGGAAACAACGCAAGCTGGTCACCCAAAACAAGCAACTGCCAAGGCATCAATTCCACGCCAAGAACGTCACGAGCAAAAGAAGCCAAATCCCCCAGCAACACCCGATTACCACTCTCCGTGTTCGTGCACAGTCGAGGTCTTTCCAGCGAAAAGTGAGTTGCGTTTTGCCATTCCCTTGCAATTACTGGCGGAGATACAGAAATGCGAACT